AGAATGCAGGTATTACATCTACTGCTGGTGCATCTCTTGATGAACCTACATTTACTGATCTTGAACCATCTGCTGCTGGTGTCAGTGGCGACGGTTATTTGTGGAAGTATCTATTTACGGTTCCTCCTGCTGATATTGTAAAATTTGACTCTACTGAGTATGTTGCTGTTCCTAATGAATGGTCATCAAGCACTGAGAATGAAGTCAAAGTGGTTCGAGATAACGGAGATTCTACGGTAAATAACAATCAAATTAAAGTTGTTTCTATTGATGCTCAAGGTGAGGGTTATTCCTTCCTTGCATCTCCGATAGAAGTTGATATACTAGGTGATGGAACTGGGGGTAAAGTCCGAGTTCAGACCAATACCAATGGTCAATTAATTTATGCAAAAGTGACTGCAGGAGGACAAGGTTACAGTTATGGTAGGGTTGATCTTTCTTCTATTAATGGTAGTGCTACAAAGTTTGCTAAATTAACACCGATTATTCCTCCTTCTAATGGTCATGGATTTGATCTTTATAAGGAATTAGGAACTGATAAAGTTTTGATTTATACTAGGTTTGATAATTCTACATATGATTTTATTTCGGACACAACATTCTCTCAAGTAGGAGTTGTTAAGAATCCAGTTGCTGCTGGTGCTGGATCTACTTCTGTTCTTAACACATCAGAATATTCCGCAGCTAATGCTTTGAAATTTTCTGGTGATCTTACACAGACTCTTGCAGTCGGTTCAGAAATCACACAAAATATACCTGGTGTTGGAACTGCCAGAGGTTATGTTGCTTCATATGATGTGAATACAACAGTAATCAAGTATTTCCAAGATAGGAATCTTTATCTTCACCCTTCATTATATGATCAAACTGATAACATAGGTGTTGGTGGAGATGCAAAAGTTGTTGATTTTACTGCTGCTGGTGATGCTGTCATCTCTAGTGGATTCAGTGTAAACATAGATGGAGGTTTCTCTGGAATCTCAACAACTACACCATCTGGTAAAGTTGTAGACCTTGGCGTACAGTTTACAAGTGGTCTTGCTGGACCTGAGATAAATAAAAGAACAGGTGAAATTATTTACCTTGATAATAGACCATCTATTACAAGAAATGAACGCCAAAAAGAAGACATCAAAATCGTATTAGAATTCTAAGAAGATGCCACAACAGACTAATCTTAATGTAAGTCCCTATTACGACGATTTTGATCCTAGTAAAGGTTATCATCGTGTCCTATTCAAACCTGGTTTTCCAGTTCAGGCTAGGGAACTATCTACTTTGCAATCTATTCTGCAAAATCAGATAGAGACTTATGGTAGTCATATGTTTAAAGAGGGTGCATTAGTCATTCCTGGTTCAACAACATTTGACGGACAATATTATGCTGTTCAAGTTAATCCAACACATTTAGGTACTGATGTTTCTGTCTATGCTAATAATGTAATAGGAAAAAGATTTAAGGGACAAAATAGCGGAGTTACTGCAAAAGTAATTAATTATATTACTGCTACACAATCAGATAGAGATTACGATACTTTTTATGTAAAATATATTAATTCATCTTCTACTGGAGATTTTTCATTCTTCACAGATGGTGAAATTCTTGTTGCAGAAGAATCAGTAACTTATGGTAATACAACAATTAATGCTGGTGGAACTCTTGCATCTACAATAGCATTAAATGCATGTACTACAGGTTCTGCAGCTTCTATTGACGATGGTGTTTATTTTATTAGAGGATCATTTGTAAAAGTAAATAAGCAAACAATTATATTAGATCAATACAATCAGTCTCCATCATTTAGGGTTGGTCTACAGGTTATAGAAACTGCTGTTAGTGCGAAGGGAGATGAGAGTTTATATGATAATGCAAAAGGATTTTCTAACTTTGCAGCACCAGGTGCTGATAGACTGCAAATAAAACTTACATTAGCCAAGAAAACAATTACAGATTTTGATGATACTGATTTTGTAGAGGTACTTAGAGTTAAAGAAGGTGCAATATATTCACTAAAAAGAGATACTGAATATAATAAGATCAGAGATTATTTTGCTAAAAGGACTTATGATGAGTCTGGAAACTATGTTGTTAATCCATTCATGGTTAACATGGCTGAATGTCTCAATGATCGTCTTGGTAATGATGGTATATACTATCAAGGACAAACTACATTTGATGGCAACGAACCAGATGATGATCTTGCGTGTTTAAAAGTAACTGCTGGTAAAGCATATGTTTATGGATATGATATTGATAAAACTGCTCCTAGTATAATTGATTTTGATAAACCAAGAGAAACTCAAAAAATTGAGAATCAATCATTTAATTTTGAAATGGGGAATAAGTTCCTCGTCAACAATGTAAGTGGTATTACTACACTTACCAATAGAATAGAATTAATGGGAGGTCCTCTTGGTGGGAGTGCAACTGCTGCTGGTACTGCTGAGAAAATTGGTGATGCAAAGGTATATGGATTCTCATTAAGAGATGCTGCATATGAAAATAATTCAACTGATTGGAACTTATATCTTTATGATATCCAAACATATACATCATTAAAATTAAATGATAATGTAAGTGCATCAGAACTTAATCAATCTGGATATATTGTTGGTAAAGAAAGTGGTGCTGAAGGATATGCTGTTATTGCAGGTGCTGGATCTAGCAGCATACAAGTTACTCAAACTTCAGGAACTTTTAGACAAGGTGAAAAAATTAGTATTAATGGTGACGAAACTGTATCAAGAACTATTGAGAAAATAACTGCTTATGGTATTAATGATGTATATGATTTTGCTCAAAGCGGAAATAGTTTCACTGCTACTAAAAAATTAAATCAAGTAATTCCTACTGGTTTTGGAAACGGTCAATTTAATGTTGCTTCTGATGGTACAGTTACTTCTCCAAGGGCAGACAGTTTCCTAGTATGGAAACCAGGTGATATATTTACTTACGGTGCTGCTGCAAATACAGCAGGTGCTGCTCTGGATGTTCCTACTCGTAATGTTGTTCTAGAAGTTGCTGCTGATGGACAAACAATGAAAGTCGGTACAATGACAACTGTTACCGATGTGTTTGATGGTGGAGTAAAAGCATTTGATGGTATTGGATATAGAGGTGTACAGGATGTTTCATTACAGAATTCATCTTTAATTTCTAGAATTCCAGATATAGGAGTTTCTAATGTAGATTTTGGTGATTCTACTCTATTCCTTAGTTCTCAAGTAACTAATGAAAGTAGTAATTCATTGGGTCAATTAGTTCTTCCAATAACCTCAGTCAATCTTGATGATGTAACTTTTGTTGCTTTTGATCAAGAAAGATATTCTGTGGCATATTCAAATGGAACTATACAATCTATTACTGAAGATCAAATCATAATAACTGGAACTAGTATTACATTATATGGATTGAATCCAAGTCAGAGTAATATTAGAGTAAATGTTACTGTTCAAAAATCAAATATTAAAAACAAAGTTAAAGAATTTAAGAGATGTCAACAAACAGAAATTACAAGATCTGCAAATAAAAGATCTGGAACTAATGCTGGAACTAGTATTAACGATGGATTGAATCATAGTGCTCTATATGGTGTTAGAGTTCAAGATAAAGAAATTTGTTTAAACTATCCAGATGCTACTGATATTGTTGCAGTCTATGAGTCTTTAGACACTAACACACCTGTACTTGATAAAATAACATTCACATCTACTGATGATATTTTTACTGAAGCAATTATTGGTGAAAAAATTGCAGGAAAGGTTAGTAAAGCAATCGCTAGAGTAGTCTCTATTGATTCTGGTAATAATCAGATTAATATTGTATATCTTACCGATAACAAATTTACATTATTAGAATTATTAGAATTTGAAGAATCAACTGCTGTTGCTACAGTTCAAGCAACAACACCTGGTAAGTATAATGATATTACTAGCAGTTACATGCTAGACAAAGGACAAAAGAATCAGTACTATGATTATTCTAGAATTGTTAGAAACTCTGGAGCATTTGTTCCTCATAGAAAAGTATTAATCATATACAACAGATATGATGTTCCTAGTGGTGATACTGGAGATATATTTACTGTTAATAGTTACGGTGCAGAAAGATATAAAAATGATATTCCATCAATAGGACCATCAAGAACTCCTGCACATGATGTATTAGATTTTAGACCACAGGTTTCCGTATACGATCCAGCGTCTGCTACAGTATCTCCATTCTTCTATACTTCTAGAGATTTTACTGGAAAACCAGATAGACTTTTAACACCTAATGAGTCAGTTGTATTTGACTATAATTATTATCTTCCTAGAATAGACAAATTAGTTTTACATCAAAACGGTGAGTTCTTATTGTTGAGAGGTACACCTTCTAGACAACCATTACCCCCAGAATCACAAGATAAATGTATTGAAATTGCTACGCTTCTTCTTCCTGCATATCTTAAGAATATAGAAGATGCAAGAGTATTTTTAAAACAGAATCGTAGATATACTATGAAAGATATCGGCAAAATTGCTGATAGGGTTAAGAATTTAGAAGAGATAACTACATTGAATCTTTTGGAAAAGAGTGCAGAAGCTCTCCAAATTAGAGATGCTCAAGGTTTTGATAGATTCAAATCAGGATTTTTTGTAGATTCATTTAGTAGTTACGATTTCATGTCAGCAAGTTCTCCTGCTGAGATTGATGTAGATCTCAAAGAACTTAGACCAATGAGAGAATTTGAGTCTGTTAACTTACAAGTTGCTCCTAAGACAGATGTATCAGTGCAGCAATTAGATTACAGTACTGATTTTGATTTACTTGATGACACAAATACACAAAAAACTGGTAATCTTCTTACTCTAAAATATGAGGATGAAGTTTATATTGAGCAGAATTTTGCTACTAAAACAAACAACATCAACCCATTCCATGTTGTTGCATACACTGGAGAAGTTCGTTTAACTCCATCTGTTGATAATTGGATCAATACTAGAAGAACACAAAATGTTATCAGAAATACTATTGGTATTACTGTCTTTAACAACCAAGTTGCTGCTAACTTTACAGTAACTCGTGAAGGTAATGGTGGTGGATCTGCAACGGTAACAACTGCTGAAGTTGGTAGAACTGTACAAAGAGATGATATTCGTTCTGAAAATACATTTAT